GGCTGCGTATATGGCTCGGTATCTTGCTAAAAATATCGTAGCAAGTAATAAAGCAAATTGGGCAACAGTACAATTAAGTTATGCAATCGGGATTGCGCAACCTATGTCTGTATATGTCGAGAGCGATAGGCACAGCAGGGAATTAACAGAATGGATTATCAAAAATGTTGATCTAACTCCAAAGGGAATTATTAAACATTTTGACTTATTTAGACCAATCTATACATCTACTACTAATTACGGTCACTTTGGCAAATCCTATCTGCCTTGGGAAAAATGTGATCTTTTTAAATAACTGATGTACATTATTCGTAATTCGTGTTATACTGAGAATATAAGGAGAACATATGTCGGATCTACTAAATAAACTTCGCAAGAATACAACTATCAAGGACTCAGATATCCTAGCGGACTCTAAGTTCTTCAATGCCAAGGATATGGTTGCAACTACGGTTCCTGCCATCAACATCGCTCTGAGTGGTAAGATCAATGGCGGTTTTGTGCCAGGTCTCACTATCTGGGCAGGTCCATCGAAGCACTTCAAGACCTCGTTCAGTCTGCTCATGGCCAAGGCATACATGGACAAGTATGCAGATGCAGTCATGCTCTTCTATGACTCTGAGTTCGGTACTCCACAGTCATACTTCGACTCGTTCGGTATCGATACCTCTCGTGTCCTTCACACGCCTATCACCGACGTTGAACAGCTTAAGTTTGACATCATGCATCAGTTCGAGGAGATCAAGCGTGGTGATCATGTCATCATCGTGATCGATTCGGTTGGCAACCTTGCATCTAAGAAGGAAGTCGAGGATGCTCTGAAGCAGAACTCTGCTGCCGACATGACTCGTGCCAAGCAACTCAAGTCTCTGTTCCGTATGGTCACCCCACACCTCAACCTAAAGGACATTCCTTTGGTCGTGGTCAACCACACCTACCAGACTCAGGAGATGTACTCTAAGGCGGTCGTGAGCGGTGGTACTGGCATCTACTACTCAGCTGACAACATCTTTATCATCGGCCGTCAACAGGAGAAGGACGGTAAGGAAGTTACCGGATACAACTTCATCATCAACGTCGAGAAGAGCCGGTTCGTCAAGGAGAAGTCCAAGATTCCTATCGAGGTATCATGGGACAAGGGTATCAGTAAGTGGTCTGGTCTTATGGACATGGCTATCGAGTCTGGTCATGTGATCAAGCCAAAGGTTGGCTGGTTCCAGAAGGTCGATATGGAAACCGGTGAGATTGATGCTAAGAACTATCGTATGGCCGATACATATGCGTTCGGCTTCTGGCATCCTATCCTGCTGTGCCCAAAGTTCAATGAGTTCATTGAGAAAAAGTATGCTGTAGCTGCTGGTTCTATCATGCAGAGTGAAGATGTTATTGAAGATCTGGAACTGGAGGAAGACGACTGATGAAAATCGAAAACGTTATCTTTGGAAATCTTGTAAACAATGAGGAGTATGCTCGCAAAGTAATTCCATTCTTGAAGTCTGACTATTTCACTGATAACGTTGATCGTACCATTTTCGAACTCGTCGAGTCTTATGTTGCCAAGTACAGTACCTTCCCCTCTAAGGAGGCGTTGAGTATTGATCTTGGCAACAAGACTGGACTAACCGATGACCAGTTCAAGAGTGCCGAAGGCATTATCTCTGAACTGGCCAAGAGTGATGATCGTGATGTGGCATGGTTGATCGACTCCACTGAGAAGTTCTGTAAGGACAAGGCTCTTTATAATGCTCTCATGGAGTCGATCAAGCTAGTTGATGACAATCGCAGCAAGGATGGCATCTCGGTTGGTTCTATTCCTCAGATCCTTACAGATGCACTGGCTGTGTCATTCGATCAGAGTATCGGCCATGACTTTCTAGATGACTCTGATGATCGATACGAGTTCTACCATCGTACCGAGGTGAAGATCCCGTTCGATCTGGACTTCTTCAACAAGATCACGAAGGGTGGCCTTCCGCGTAAGACTCTGAACATTGCTCTTGCCGGTACTGGTGTAGGTAAGTCTCTGTTCATGTGTCACTGCGCTGCTGGCAACCTTATGGCTGGTCTCAACGTCCTATACATCACCATGGAAATGGCTGAGGAGAAGATTGCTGAACGTATTGATACCAACCTCCTTGGTATGACCACAGACGATCTCCGTGAGCTTACTAAGCCATCGTATGACAAACACATGAGTCGTGTCAAACAACGCGCCAAAGGCAAGCTGATCGTCAAGGAGTATCCTACTGCATGTGCAGGTTCGGCTAACTTCCGTCACCTCATCAATGAGTTGAAGATCAAGAAGAACTTTGTACCTGACATGATCTACATCGACTATCTGAACATCTGCACCTCGTCACGTATCAAGGCAGGTTCTAACGTCAACTCGTACACGATGATCAAGGCGATCGCTGAGGAGCTTCGTGGTTTGGCTGTAGAGTGTAACGTTCCTATCATGTCGGCTACTCAGACAACTCGTACGGGCTTCTCATCATCCGATGTTGGTCTAGAGGATACCTCTGAGTCGTTCGGTCTGCCAGCTACGGCCGACTTCATGTTTGCACTTATCTCGAGTGACGAACTGAAACAACTCGGCCAGATCATGGTCAAGCAGCTGAAGAACCGTTACGGCGATCCTGAGATGCACAAACGGTTCGTTATCGGTGTTGACTACTCTAAGATGAAGTTGTACAACACTGAGGAGTCTGCACAGACCGATCTTATGGATGATACACCTATCTTCGATAAGTCAACGACCGGCCAGCGGTATGAGAACGACTACAAGCCTGCAACCAAGTTTGATAAGATAAAATTTGCAGGATTCAAGTAGATGGATTGGGAGAAGATATCTGTCAAACCCGAGCCACAGTGGTCGGTCATAAAACAGCCGGTATACAAGTGGAGATGTCAACTCCATCCTGGTACCTACTGGATGGTCGAGGATCACCGGGTTCCTAATCGGTTTCATCGTAAGATGCAAGAGCTTTGTTTTGGTATTGTATGGGAGAAGATCAATGGTTAACTACAAAATCGTAAATGAACATATGGTAATGGCAGACACTCTTGTCGGCTACGTTGAGATCGGTGGTGATATCGTCGAGACCAAGACAAACCAGATTATCAAATGTGGTTTGGGGATGAAGGAAGCCAAGGAACTGGTTCGGCATCTCAACTTTGGTGGTGGATTCGATGGTGAAACCCCAACATTTTTTTTAGTTAATACTGCAAAAATACTAACTTCCAGTTATTAACTTGTATAAATAACTGTACACTATGTGGTGCGTGGATATACAGTTTCAACTGTGTAAGTAGGCAAGAGTCTTAATTGACGAATGGAATAGACGGGATTACAGGTGGGGTTCCTCCTGTCACACGCATTTGGGGATGACTTTCGGGTCATCCCCTTTTTTATGTACAATATATCGAAATAGGTGTACCTTGGTATAGTTAGCCAAGGAGAAAAAACATGTACACCCTTCATTATTTCGATATCAATAACAACAATATCTCCACTATCTCACCACAATTCCCCGACATTCAAACCCTGGTCAACTATATCAACCAACACCCCGAAATCGACGCGGTTGTTTTCCATCAAAACAACTACAACCACCGCGACACACTCGTCGCCGCCCGAATTGCCGACGTTATCCTCAACGGAAAACCTCGCCGGAAATTCGTCAAACAAATGGCCGAATATATCGAATCTATCCCCGATCAAATCCAATGGAAACCAAAATACCCTAAAAACTAATTTCATTCTTTTGAAAATAGTTGTGTACATATTATGCGTTATGTGCTAATATGAATAATAAGCTAAGGAGATTGTCATGACCAAGTTCACCAAGGAAACTCTCAGCTACCACGGCGGCTACCTCCACTATCAGCCGCACGCTGATAACTACTACGAAGGTCGTAAGTTCGTTGCTCGCTTCAAGCATCGTGGTCCGGTCACCAAAGCGAAGTTCGTCAAGGCCCTGATCAAGCACTACACGGTCGAAGAGTACTTTGCACGCCTCGGTGGTTCTGCAAATGCTCAGGGTGAAGCTCCTCTGCAGATCCTCATGAATGACGGTATCCTGGTGTTTCATGCTGATGAGAAGTTTGGCGGTTACTTCGTTCTGGACGGAAAGGTTATCTGATGGAAGGTTGTCGAAACGTTAAGCTCCAAACTGAAAGGCCAGACGGTCCTAAGGTTATACCTCTCACAAATGCCACGAGTGGCATTCACCCTAACTACAGTGTGGTGACTCGTTCTGGACGGAAAGGTTATCTAATGCAACAGATTGCATACGCAGTCGTCGGTGACGGCAAGTTCGGATTCAAGATCTTCGGTCAAACCTTCGAGACAGAAGGTTTGACCGAGTACTGGGAGAATCGTGGATACCAGACTATTCCTGTCTACGTCGAGATGACCGACGAACTCAAAGAATTTTACTCCTACTCAAAATAGTTGTGTACATATTATCAAAAGTATGCTAATATGAATAATAAGCTAAGGAGATTGAAAATGTTTAATGTTCGAATGAATAAGTTTGGTAACAAAGTAGCTAACGGTAACTTCTCTATGACGTTCGCTAATGGCTACAGTGTCTCTGTGGCTATGGGTGACGGCACTTATAGCGATGGTAATTCGGAAGACGGTTTTACCTCTGTTGAAGTCGCTGCATGGGATGCT